CATATGGAAGTTTTAATGCTGGACCACCACCGACAGCATCATCTGCTGTTGCAAGTGTGCGTCCAGGCAATTCAGCCTTTTCGCACCTAAAACTAAAAGTATCTTTAATGTCCGGTAAAGAACCAGATAGTCCTCCCGTAACTTTAGTATATCCAACTAGTGTTGCGTTGAAAAGATTAGGACGAACTAAATTTCCAATACCAGCCCTAAATTTTGAAAGACTGAAAGATGCGCCGTTCTCCATTTTTTTTGCCCTTATTGTAACTGTATCTAATTTTAATTGCGTTGCCATTTATGATCTTCCTACTTTTTTACGAGATTCTTCCCAAACACGTCCTGTGTCTGCTTTTCTAAATGATTCAGTCGGTAAGAACAAAGCGATATCCCATTCGTTTACTTGTATTTCTAAAAACTTAGAACGAACATGCTCCCTTAAGTATTTTTTAAGAGTTGGCTTGAAGTATCGATACTTAGCCGCAGATTGTAAAATCTCATATGATATTCTAATTCTTGTCGTATCATCATAGTTTTTGTTTGTCAATGTCGAATACAATCCATCCATTAACTTTGCTCTCAATACTGGAGGCAAATAGTGAAAGTTGATCCCTAAGAATCCATCACTCTCAAACTTAACAGGAAATATCAATGGAAAGGTGTCGTAATACGGCAACTCTTTTTTCCATTTAGGATCGTACTTAAATGCGTACATGTATCCAAATTCCATGCCGTCAGTTTTTCTAGCACTATCTGTTCTTTTCTCAAATGTGCTAGGAGTTATGTTTGACATTAACTTTCCTGCGGCATCTCTATACCAAGTTCTCGCCGCCTTGCTTTTAGCAGGCACGATTCCCTTAGAAACGCCTTGTTGTAATATGTTATCGAATATTGTAGCCATGTTCTATTTATCTCAAATCTTTGTCAGTAATGATTTTAAATTCCCATTTTCTGTCTTTTGCATACTCTGTAGCCGCTTTCCATTTTGCTTGATTGACACCCCATGTTGCGACTTCATTTAAAAATCGTCTTGTTGGTTTACCAGTCGGCGTGTCTTTTCGTTTTGGAGGTTGTGTTTGTATTGCAGGTTTAATCTCAATTAAAACTGTTTTAATTTCACCATTGCGATCTTTGTATTTCATCCAGAAGTCTACAAAATAACGATGATATCGATTGTCAAGTGGTGACACGTATGGAACTACAACTTCTTCAGAATTCCATTCTAGTATAGAAGAATTTTCATCACAATAAACCATAAAACGTCTTTCTAATAGACTACGATAGATTATATTTGTTGGATCACCTTTGTACTTTTTATAGTTTTTAGGCTTAAATTTACCTTTGTATGACATAAATAGTTTATAATTTCAATAGGAGTAGTAATGGCAACAGAAGATGCTATATTTGGCATTCCAACAGGAGACGCATATTATCCGTCTGCTGGTACTATAGTTTTTGGTGCCGAATATGGAAACCAAGATTTCGTTGTGCCTATGGCTAAATTTACATTTTATGACGCTAAAGGCGTCACTATGTCAGGATTCAACGCACCAACTATTTATGTGCGACTTGGAGGCACATTCAATTCTTCTTTGCTTAATGGTTGGCAAGAAGCACAAGGTATTATGGGTAACCCAACTGGCCCGAGTATATTTGAAGATAAATTAGGGGAAACACTAGGTAAATTAGGTTCTTCATGGATCGAAGGTTTGCAGAAACAAATTGTGCAAGGTGTTGCTGGTGCGACAGGATATGTTGCAAGTGCTGGACAATCAGGTAAACCTCAGATTGAATTCTTGCAAAGAATTATGTTGAACAATTTTCAACAATTGATTTATCAAGGTCCATCATTTAGAAGATTTCAGTTGCCGTTTAATATGAAACCACACGATCAAACTGAAGCAGAAAATATGTTGTCAATTATTTCATCATTCAGAGTTGCATCATCACCTAGAACAGGATCGGAAGCAACTATTAGTGATGTAATTGATACATTTGGTCGACATAATACTGATGGTGAATTAGAAAGAAGTGGAAATGAATCACCACCTAAAGAAGATGATGAATTGTATAAAAGTGATCCAGCATTGTATCAACAAGCATTGAAAGATTATTTTAATAGACAAGCAGTTTTATCAACGGATGCTGAAGGTGCGATTGATCAAATTGTTAAAAATAGTGGACAAATATTCACGTTTGGTTATCCAGATATGGTCAAGTTTGAGTTAGTTCTTTACAGAAATTCTGATGGCAATTCTGAATTATCTACATTGTTCAGATCAGAGTTTTGCATGATTGAAAGCGTATCTGTAGATTATGGCGCACAAAACAAAATGACATTCTTTGACGGCAAAGGAAATAATACTCAATATTTCCCAACAGATGTTAACTTAACAATTTCATTAAGAGAATCTGTTCTTATTACTGCACCTAAGGCTACACAACAATACTTAAGCGGAACGGTATTACTATAATGAGCATATTTACTCTATACCCAAAAGTATCATACAAGGTAAACGAATACGATTATCTTAGAGCAATTGACATAACACAGTCTGCTAAAATTAAAAGTTTTTTAAAAGACTATCGTGGTATCTCTTACAATCCTTATACTGTTAAGGATGGAGAGAAACCAGACTATGTTGCGTATAAATTTTATGGCGACTCAAATTTAGATTGGGTTGTTTTGTTATCAAATGACATTTATAACATTTATGAAGAGTGGCCTAAGAATAGTTCAGAGTTGCAAGAATATTTAATTCAAAAGTACGGCAGTCTTGGATATACATTAAACACAGTTAAATATTACTATGACACCGACAAAAATATTATCGATCTAACATCATATCAAAATTTGAGCGTTTCTGCGAGAAGTTCTGAAACTGTATATGAATATGAATTGAGATTGAATACAAATAAATCAAGAATTAAACTTGTCAGACCAAATCTTATTGGTTCGTTACAGACAGAATTAAAATCTTTATTGTATAAACCAGTAAAATAAAATGGCAATTTTAACAACAAATACTCGCAATAGACTTGAACAAAGTAGCGATGCGGCAATTGCTGGTTCTTCTAATGCTGAAATGAATAGCAATAAAGTTCAAATAAGACAAGACTCAAGTGTACCAAACGATATTGGTGGTTCATTTGAGATTAAGAAGATTGCATTGTTAATGAATAGCGGAGATGAAATTGATATCAAAGGTTATTTTTCAAATTTAATCGTAGAAGAAAGTATTTTTTCGTCAAGCATTAGCGGGCAATTGACTATTGATGATACTGCTGGAGGTTTAGAAAAGTTTGCAATTCATGGTGGTGAAACACTTATATTGAAAATGTGCAAACCAAATAGTACTGATATCATCATATGGAGAGAAGACTTAATTGTACATAAGATTTCGAAGAGTCCGGTCTCGCCATTGAATTTGATGAGTAAGTTTGATATATTTTTCACATCAAAATCAAATGTCAACTCACTAAAGAAAAACTTATTCAAGAGTTATAAGAACACAACAATCTGGGAAGTAGTCAACTCAATCTATAAAGAAATGAGTGTAAATGATATCATTGCAGAAGATCCAAAAATAACTTTAACAAGTCCGTTTATCAGCACTGGTGTGCCTCCACATAGAGCAATTGACTATCTTGCACAACGATCATGCAGTAAAGATAAGTACTTTGTATTTTTTGAAAGATTTGTTCCAGTTTTTGGTAACTATGCTGATGGTAAACCATTTACAACTACCCATTACTTTGGTAGTGTGGAGAAATTATTAAAAGATGCTCAGAATGTTCCACCTAAAACTATTGTGTTCGCACCAAAAATCACCGCAATGTTTGAGGGTGCTACAATTCGTGCATCTAGATATGAAAGATTAGAAAACTTTAATCATATGAATGGTATGATGTTAGGATTTTACAATAGCACAATATCGTCAATCAATCCTATCAAGAGAAGTTATAAAGTTCAAAAATTAAGTTATACTGATGATACGACTGAAACAAAAGATTTCTATTCAAATAAACTTTTCAATAGTTTAAATATTTTCAATACATACGATGATAAAAAGAATGAAACACCAGGTCGAAAAATGATTCTATCAAGTATTAATGAATCTGTCAATAGAGATTCTTGGTTGAGTAATCACATCTATGGGCAACTATCAAAAAGCATGTTTAAGATTTCAGTAGACATTCAAGGTGGTACAAATACAATCGGCATCGGCAATGTAGTCAATTTTGCAACACCAAGTCAGATTTCTGTAATGTTGAATCCTCAGTCAGCATTTCCGGAACTTGATCCAATTTACTCTGGTAGATATCTTGTGACTACAGTTATACATGCAATGTCATCAAGTCAATATATAAAAACAATGCATTTGAGTAGAGGATCATCACCATTAAATTTTGATAAGCACACGGAGTACGATGCAACATTCGAAGACATTAAAGCGGACATTAGAACCGCACTAGGAAATAGAAGGACAAAATGAAACTTTCATTTACAGAATACTTAGATTTAAAAGACTACAAAGCACATCAACTTGTAGAGAAACAAATTCTATACAACAAAGGCGCACGTTATGGACAAATTGTTTTTCTTGCTGGTGGTGCTGGTTCTGGCAAAGGGTTTGCTATTCAACACTTTATGCAAGGGTCCGAATTCAAAATACGTGACGTTGACGAATTGAAAATTGCATTTCAAAAACTAGACGCAATTGAAAAATTCACAACTAAAGATTTGCTTGACAAGTATGGAGATAAAATTTCAACAAAGGATCAAGAACTCATTCAAAGAGAGATGATAGGCAAGAATCTTAGAATGGGTGATTTGAATTTAAGAACTCCGACACACGTATACATGTTGCACGTTCTTGTACGTGCTACTGGCGCAAAAGACAAAACATTAGACTTAATGCTTGCTGGCGCTGAAAAAGGTCAATTACCAAATCTTATTTTTGACAGCACATTCAAAGAAGTTGAAGACATGACAAATGTTTTGCCAAAACTCTTTAAAGCAGGATACGAACCAAAGAATATTCACGTATCTTGGGTTCTAACTAATTATCAAATTGCAATAAAGAACAATAAGTCGAGAGCAAGAGTTGTGCCTGAAGATATTCTTTTAGCGACACACAAAGGGGCTGCCGAGACTGTTTACAATCTAGTGACAACTGCAATGCCACCATCTGTTCAAGGCGGAATTTATGTCATTCTAAATAATCCAGAGAATACAGTTTTCATTGTTGATCCTAGAACAAACAAACCATATAGAGATAAAAAAGGAAATCCTGTAATCAAAGACTTTAAGTATCTTACACTTAAAGAACCAGGAAAACCTGCAAAAACAGAACTTGATGTAAAGAAACAATTGCTCACATGGATACGTGATAATGTACCACCAGGCGCTGTTGATACATCAGAATTAGACAAGTTATGAAACGATTTAAAGATTACGTTAAAGGAACTACTCTATCAAAAGAAGAGTGGGAAGAAGAAGTTTACGGTCCAGAACTTGTTGAAGTATTAAAACAAGTAGATGGTAAGTGGGCTTTAGTTTCTAAGAAGACTGGAAAGCCTCTGAGATATTACAAAGGCGAAGGTAAGCCATCAGACGAATGGGTTGCAAGTCAAGAAAGACAAATACAATATTTTAAGCACTTGGGTTAAATGAGAAATTTTTTAGGACATGATGGTTTTATTTGGTGGGTTGGAATTGTTGAAGACATTCAAGACCCACTCAATCTCGGTAGATGCAAAGTCAGATGTTTTGGATATCATCCAGAAAAAAGCACAGATTTAGTTCCTACTGAAGATTTGCCTTGGGCGACTTCAATTCATCCAACAAATACTTCAAACTTATATGCAAGTCTGAAGTTGGGTGATTGGGTTTTTGGATTCTTCTTAGATGCATTGTCTGCACAAGAACCAGCAATTTTAGGATACTTTCCTACTGTACCGGATACAACAGAAAAGTATTTTAGCGATGAACTCACTACTACACGTAATTTCAATAGAGTTAATACTGCAAACAATTCTGCAAATACAGTTTGTTGGGAGATTGGCAATAACATAGTTGAAATTGTTAAGCAATCTTTAACTGAAGCAAATGGACACATATTAATTCAGCACAAAACTGGTGCAAAAGTTAATATTGATTCTGATGGAAAAATTTCAATTTATTCGCCAACAAATGATATTTCAATTGAAGCGCCAAATGGTGATATCAATTTAAATGCAAAAAACATTAATTTAAATGCAACAGAAACGGTAAGTGTCATATCAACTTTAGCGACAAGCATTGTTGCTGGTGGACTTGCTTCTATTACTGCTGGTGGTGCATTCACAGCAACCGCTGGATTATATGCAAGTGTCAAAGCACTTGCTGGCGCATTAAATTTACAGTCATCATCTGGAACGGTAATTACCGCACCTTCGGTTAATGTAACTGGATTGTTAAATGTTGCTGGTGCAATAACAGGTGCAGTTTCCGTAACTGCTCCGATTATAACTACGGGAACGGTAGGCTTAGGCACTCACGTTCACACAGGAGTTCAAACTGGACTTGGAAGTACTGCTGTTGGTACAGGATAATATTCAAAGGCTACACAGTCAGTATAACACTTGTCAATTATTATGTCAACACTATAAAGGATCATTACCATGACAAATCACGAAAACTTATCATCATTGTTTGAAACATATCTTTCTGAGAACGAAAAGTTTGAAGACAAAGGAAACAAAGCCGCAGGAACAAGAGCAAGAAAAGCATTAGCAGAGTTAACTAAGGCAGCCAAAGAGCGAAGAAAAGAAATTCAAGACGCTAAGACTGCCGAATAAACAGGATAAATAAAAGAAAAAATGGCTACTTTAAACTTTTACAAAGACCTTTCACTAGACTTCACCCCTCATCCTGTGAGTGGTGATGTTCGCCCTATTGTGGATGATTTAGCCATTAGACGTTCGATAACAAATTTGATTAGAACATCTAGAGGTAGTAGACCATTCTATCCACAATACGGATGCACAATCTCTAGTCTTTTATTCTCTAATGCAGATATTTTTACTAAGAATACTATGAAAGATAGTGTGTATGACGCACTTAGCAAATTTGAACCTAGAATTGATGTTATTAGCGTAGAGCCTACATTTGATGATGACAATGGCGTTTCTTTACAAATTAAATATAAAATAAAGAATACGAATACAGTTTCAAGCATAACAACAATAGTTAAGAGGGCTGCCTAATGGCTTCAGATAATAATTTAAAAGTAGACGAACTTAATTTTGATTCGATCAAAACTAATTTTAAAAGTTACTTAAGAGCGCAAGATCAATTCAGAGATTACAACTTTGATGGTTCTGGCATGTCTGTTCTGTTGGATTTGCTTGCATACAATACATACTACAATTCATTCTATCTGAACATGGTAGCATCTGAAGCATTCTTACCGACAGCACAAAAACGTAATTCGGTTGTTAACTTAGCAAAAGCATTAAACTATACACCAAGATCAACTAGCGCATCTACAATTAGCGGTACTGTTACTGGTACTGTTACTGGTGCACCATCTTCAATTACAATTCCAAAATACACAGAATTTAATGGTAAAGTTGACAATACGACATTCAAATTTTTAACTGAAGAAGCGATTACATTATACGCAGTTGATAGTTATGTTGGAACTGTAAGTTTAAAAGAAGGCGCAAATCTTACTAGAAGATATACAGTAAATACTTCAGATGCAGAACAAAGATTTTTAATACCAAATCCAAACGTAGATACAACAACAATTGCAGTATCAGTTTTAAATTCATCAACAGATAGCACATCAAGAACATTTGTTCAACCAGACAATTTGGTTGAAATTGAAACTACATCTCAAGTTTATTTTCTTGAAGAAGCAGAAGACGGACAGTTTGAAATTAAATTTGGTGATGGCATCTTTGGTGTATCACTCGATAGCGGCAATATTATTGTCATTGAATACATCGTGACAAATGGTTCAGACGCAAATGACGTTTTAAATTTAACATACAATGATTCAATTACAAATGTGACTACAATTACATTTAGTGCAACAGATTCTTCCACTGGTGGTGCAATTAGAGAATCAATTTCATCTATTCGTTTCAATGCACCAAAATCATATCAAGCACAAAATCGTGTAGTTACAGCAGAAGATTATAAAACTCTACTATTGAAACAGCCTACAGTTGATTCTGTAGTTGTTTGGGGTGGTGAGGACAATGACCCGCCAACATATGGTAAAGTTTACATTGCAGTAAAACCGGCTGTTGGTAATGCATTGACTTCAACAGAAAAGAATAACTTAATCAATACTGTTATCAAACCTAAAAAAGTTTTAACTGTAACAACAGAGATTGTTGATCCAGAATACGTCTATTTGCTTATTGATATTACGGCAAAGTATAATTCAGATTCAACAACTCTGACAGAAGGTGCATTGAATTCTTTGATTGAAAATGTTGTGACTGATTACAATACTTCAGAAATTAATTCGTTCTCAAAATATTTTAGATTCTCAAAACTTAATCGTCTAATCGACTTTGCTGACAGATCAATTTTAAATAGTGATTTGACTGTAAGAATGAGAAGAGAACAAGACGTAACATTGAATGTTGCAACACGATATGAAATTGATTTTTCAAATCCAATTAATTCTGCAACAGATGGTAGACTTTCATCTCAAGCATATGCAACAGGAAATAAACTAACATCAAATGCATTCACTTACAATGGATTGGATAATTGTTTCATTGAAGAAAATAATGGTATCATTAGAATTTACAGAATTGCATCAGGCACAACAATTGGTGTGTTGAATAATGCAGGTTCGTTAAACTACACAACAGGTAAAGTTATTCTCACATCATTTGCGCCAACTGCATTTGCTGATGGAAGTAACACATTGAAGTTAACTGCAATACCAGCAAACAAAGATATTCTTCCATTGAGAAAGCAAATCATTCAGATACGTGATGCTGACGTAAACATAACAATGTTGGACGATAAAACAATTAGTTTGGTAAATAGATAAAAATGTACGATCCAAATTTCAATCCATCATTAAAGATTGATTCGTTCTTAGGCGATACTTTTTTCGCAGAGAACGAAAGATTTTTGCTTTTTCTAAAAGCATACTATGAATGGTTGCAGACAACTAAAATTACCTACACAACAAAGACTGGTACGTTTCGAAGAGATGAAACTGTAACAGGATCAATTAGTGGTTCGACAGGTACAATTAAACAAGTTGCAACAGGTGACTTAATCATATTATTGACTTCAGAGTTGCCATTTGAAATTGGTGAAACTATTACTGGCGCAACTTCAGGTGCGACATTAGTTATTGATACAATCAAAGACAATGTTATCAGAGCATCTGGACAATTATTAGAAAACAGAACAATTGAACACTCAGTTGATAAGTACGTTGATTATCTTAGAGAAGAATTGTATGATAGTATTCCAAAAGAGTATTATGGAAACAAAAGACTTCTTGCTTTAAAATTTAAAAACTTCTTTGAATCAAAAAGTAACGAACAGTCATATCGCTTTCTATTCAAATTATTGTATGATGAAGATGTTGAATTTTATTATCCAGGCGAAGACGTTTTACGTATTTCTGATGGTAATTTTGAAAAGACTGAAGTTGTACGTGCAGTAGTAACAGATAGAATTTTTGAATTCTTAGAAAAAACAATACGTGGTGGAACATCTGGCGTTCTTGCAAACGTTGTAGACATTAAGAAGTTCTTTATTGGTGCAGTTGAAATTGCAGAGTTGACGCTTAAATTAGTAAGCGGAACATTTAGTGCGGGTGAGACAATTGTAGACATTGACGATGCTACATTAACCACATCAATTTATGGATTAATTACAGGATTCACTATCAATGATGGTGGTTCTGGTTATAGCGTGGCAGATCAAATCACTATTGCTGGTAATGGTAGTGAAGCAGAAGTTGTTGTATCTTCAATTAGTGATTCGCCAATTAGCGCACTTAAAGTTAATACAGTCGGACATGGTTATAGATTAAATACCTCTGCATCAATTAATAATACCGGCACTGGTGGTTCTGGTTTAATTGTTAGAGTTACTGAAATTGCAAATTCATACTCAGTCACTAGCGGAAACAATACTTACACAGTCGGTGAAGTTACTAGAGTTTCTGTTATTAATCGTGGTAGCGGATATACTAAATCACCAACAATCACTTTGCAAGATTCTACAATTGCATCATTAGGATTATTGTCTTCCAATTTAATTACGATTGCAAACACTGGATCGAATTATGGTGTTGGAAATACACTTATATTCACTGGTGGTGCCGGTGCAAATGCCGCAGGTCAAGTTGCATCCGTCACAGAAACAATAACATACGATTTTCTATTTGAAGATGGCTATAAAATGCTATCCGAAAATAGTTACTACGACATTATCAAAAACGAAGATTGGAGCGTTAAAGGTCCAATCAAACGTATTGAGTTGACTAATTTTGGTACAGGATATACAACAGCAAGTTTGCCAACAATTACTGTTAGTTCTACTACAGGCACTAGCGCAAATCTAATTGCAACAAACATTCAAGGTAAGAGTTCAACGCTTCAAGTTGATACTGCAAATAACGTTGCTGGTGTTGGTTCAATACGTGCATTACAAGTTAAGAATTTTGGTATTAATTATTCTGCCGCAAATGCAAATGCAACATTAGTTGGTGATGGCAATGCAAATTTAACTCCAATCATTACTGGTTTGGGTATCAAAGAAGGTAATTGGATTAATGATGATGGTAAATTAGATTACAAATATTTACAAGATTCATATTTCTATCAAGACTTCTCTTATGTGATTAAGAGTGGTATTGCATTTGTTGAATACGTTGATACTGTTAAGAGCATTATTCACCCTGCTGGTCTTCAATTCTTTGGTGAAATTCTTCTCAAGAATTCTATTGACGTTCATGCGGATATTGTATCGGAGATTAGAGAATATGTAATCAAGATTGGCACTAAAGTTGCGGTTGTTGAATCAACATCACTTGCACTTACAGTACCAAGAACAAGATTGTTGATATCTTACAAAAATGTTTTCGGCGCTTATGGTATAACGTGGGGACAATTGGAGATGACGCCGTTTGCGACATTCCCAATTTCTGCACTTGCATCAAATTCATTTAGTCAATACTATCTAACTTCTACTGTAACAGAAAGTTCAACTTCTAGAATATTTAATCTACAGATGAATGCATCAATGTCATCTACAGTCGGTGATGCATATGCAGTAACACGTTCTCCGAGTGCAGTAAATAATGCAATAACATCACGTACTGAAATGGATATTCATCGTGGTGGTAGTATAACATCATCTGGATATGGATTTAGAAATTTCGGTGACTATCCAATCTCAACATATGCATCTACGCCAATTTCTACATACGCAGATACAATATTTGATTTACAAGTCAGACAAGACATTACAGTTACAGATGATATAACTAAGTATGTAAAAATTGCAGGAACAGTAACTTCTTCTAATGGTGGTATATTAGGCACAACAACAATTTCAACATTGAGTGGAACTCCGATTAGTACATTCTCTGCGAAAACGTTTACCGATGCAATTAACACAGTTACAGGTTCTGGAACAACATTCTCGACACAATTCATCACTGGTAGCATTATGCTAGCCAATAATGAATTCTTAACTGTAAGCGGAATTTCAAGTAATACATCTATGGTTATTGCTAGAGCACCAGCATTACCATTTACAAACGTGATTGCATACAAAGTTGCTTAAAAATGCATTCTAAATAATGGTATTCGAGAGCAAAATTTAATAGTGAACTAATAATTCTCTATCAAACGATTATAAATAAATAAAAACAAATGAAATTTTAGGAGTCTTTATGGCATCAATAGTAACGAACAAATTCAGAATCCACAATGCACAATCATTCGTGGAAGGGTTTGATGAGGCATCAAATACAACAATTTACCTCACAATCGGTAGAAACAAAGCGTTTCCTGACGATAATAGTCCTCCAACTCCAGTAAACTCAATTGCAAATACCGAGTATACTCCATGGAGGGAAGCATATGGCGCAAAGCGTGTCAATGCATCCGACACAACTCATGCAATTCCAAGAAACAATTGGACTTCAGGTACAGTATACACTCAATATGATGACACAAATACAACATTATTTGACTATGCGTTTTTTGTGATTACAGAAGACTACAATGTTTACAAATGTTTGTTCAGTAACGGTGGTGCCGCATCTACAACAAAGCCAACAGGTGTTTCAACATCTAAGTTTACAACAGCAGACGGCTATATTTGGAAATACATGTACACAGTTTCAACTGCTAAAGCATTGAAATTTGTAACAAACGATTATATTTCAGTTCAAACACTCACAGCAGATGGCGGTGAAGATCAATGGGACGTTCAAGCGGCCGCAGTTGATGGTGGTATTGACGTTATTTTAGTAACAGCAGGCGGTTCTGGATATGCTTCTGCACCCGCAGTTACAATTACTGGTGATGGTACTGGCGCAACAGCAACATGTACAATTAGCGCAAACGCAGTTAATAAAGTTACTGTAACAAGTCCAGGTTCTGGATACACAACAGCAAACGTTACATTTGGTTCTGGTGCGGCTACAGCAAGAGCAATCATTAATCCAAAAGGTGGACATGGCGCAGATGCAGTAGAAGAATTAGGTGGAAAATATGTTATGCTTAACGTTCGCTTAGACGGCAACGAAGCAAACACATTCTCTACAGCAAACGAATTTAGACAAGTTACTTTGATTCGTGACCCATACGAATATGGCACATCAACAAGAGCATTGTCATCATTGTATCGTCAGACATTCAAGTATCAATTGAGTGGCGTATCAGGAACATTCTCTGTTGACGAAACAGTAACAAGCGGTTCTAACACAGCAACAGTTGTTGAGTGGACTTCACCATTCCTATATACAACGTTACCTGTTAATTTAGCATTTGCAAATGGCGCAACTGTAACTGGTGGAACATCTAGTGCAACTGCAACAATTGCGGCAATCACAACACCAGGACTAAAACCATACACAGGTGACATTGTTTATGTTGAAAATCGAGTGCCTATTGCTAGAGCAACCGATCAGATCGAAGACGTTAAATTGATTATCCAATTCTAAGAAAATTAAATGGCAAATACAAATCCAAGTGGGTTGGACTTAAACGTAAGTCCATATTATGACGATTATAATGAAGACAAAAAGTTTTCGAGAGTACTCTTTATTCCTGGACGTGCTGTTCAGGCTAGAGAGTTAACTCAAGCGCAAACACTTCAGCAAGTACAAACACGTAGATTTGCTGAATACTTTTTCAAACAAGGCGCACTTGTTGATGGTTGTGAACAAAATTTAGATTTGAATGTAAATTACGTAAAGATCAACTCCACATATAACGGCACAGAAGTTGCAGTAAGTAATTTTGATGGTAAATATATTTACGGCGCAAACACTGGCATCAAAGCATATGCTGGACTTGTTAGTGACATAGAAGGTGAAGATCCAAAAACGTTCTTCATTAACTATCAGAAAAATGGTTCAATTGTTCTGACTGTTAACAATGCGGCAACAAATCTTGGAGTTGGTAACACAATTACATTCTCAACAGGAAATACTGCGACAATCGAAACTGGATTTATTGATCCAATTTCTGGTGCAAACAAAATTCTTGTTTCGAATGTATCTGGAACGTTAACTGTAACGACAGCATTGACAGTATCAAACACTGGCGCAACAATCCCACTTAATGTAACTGCGGTTAGCGATAAAACTGCAAATACTGTATTTGACAATAATGAAACTTTGTTTACTGAAAGCGTAACATCTAGAAAATACGCACAGTCATTGACAACAGACGCAACTCAATATGTTGCAAATGCTGGACTTGCAACAGAAGAAACATACACAAAAGGATCAAAATTAACACTATCAGACGGTATCATTTATATCTCTGATTACTTTGTTAAGCACGATAGTCAAACAATTATTCTCGACAAGTATACAAATATACCTTCATACAAGGTTGGTATTGTTCCAAACAAATCATACACTGATTATCTTGAAGACCCTACACTTGTTGATAACGCACAAGGCACGCCAAACTTTCAAGCGCCTGGTGCAGATAGACTTAAGATCGATACAGTATTGACAAAAATTGCGCTTGATGCAACAACAGATGAAAATGAATTCATCAAGATTTTAGAAATAGAAAATGGTATTGCTAAAAAACGTAAAGTAACTGGCGTTGAAAGTAAACTTGAAGACGCAATGGCACAAAGAACATTCGAAGAATCTGGAGACTATGCAGTTTCCGATCCTATCGTTACTGTGCGTGAACACTTATTGCAAAGCACAAATGGTGGTAGATATACTTCAGCCGAAAATGGTAACAACAGTTTACTATTGCTTGAAGTAGACCCATTTACGTGTTATGTTTCTGGATATAGAAATCAACTTATTGCAAGAACACCAGTTGACTTGGTTAAAGGTTTGACAACTCAATACGTTGAACAAACTAAAACTCAAATGAACTATGGACAGTATGTTGAAGTCAAAGAATTAGTTGGTGCTTGGGACTTAATGGAAAGCACTAAGATTGATTTGTACGATACAGTACAATCGGTTATTACCGCAAACACATATTCTACTGCTACTGTAACTGGTTCTAAAATTGGTGAAGCAAGAGTTAGATCAATTGAGTATGTGAGCGGTTCTCAAGGTACTGCTGATGCAAGATATTACTTGTATTTGTATGAAGTCACAATGACAACATCTGGTAAAGTATTTTCAGATGTAAGATCAATTTATGACTCCGCAACACCAAAACGTTTCTGCGATATCGTATTAGATGCAAACGGCAATGCAGTATTAGGTGAAACATCATATAATTCTATGATTTTCCCATTGCCATATAATGCAATAAAAACAATTAGAAATACAGTACAAGATATTGAAACTGGTTTTAGATTTAAGAAAACATTCTCAGTAACATTTAGTTCTGGCGTTGCTACAATTGCAACAACTGATTCTGCCGAGAATTTTGTTGGTACTGGTTTGCTAAGTAGTACTCAAGAAAATGAATACTACATGGTTGTTATCAACAACGCTGGTGCTAACGTTGAAACATCTACATTAACTGGTACTGTATCTGCGACTAATGGATCGATTATTGTAACCGGTTCTGGCACAGCATTCACAACATCATTGAATGTTGGCGATATTATCAAGTTCAACAGTCAGTCCCGTGTGATTCAGGCTATTTCAAACAATACGTATTTGACATTAGCGCAAGCGGCTAGTGCAACCACAGTCGCAAACACATTTACTAAGATTCTTCCAACTGGCGTACCAATTTCATTAACCTCTTATGGTGGTTCTGGTGCCGCAAGAACAGTTAACGTTTCTTCTCCTGGTACAGTTGTTATTGATATTAAAGAGTCTGCAACATTTACTGCTGAAGTTATTGCTTCAATGGACAGAACAAATGCGAGAGAGAAAAGAAAAACACTTGTTGCCAATGCAACAGCAAATGTAAATCCAAATACACATACAAGTGGTAAAGCAGGTCCATTTGGATTAGGTATTGCTGACGTTTATCAATTACGTGCTGTTTATCAGTCTTCAGACTTTAATACAGCCGCTTCAACAAGCAACACAAACGTTACTGCATATTACACACTAGACAATGGTCAGCGTGACTATGCTTATGAACACGCAACGATTACACCAGATACAGGATACACTCCAACTGGTAGATTGCTTGCAGTATTTGATCACTTTACACATGACACTACACAGGGTCTTGGATATTGTTCAGTTGATTCATATCCAGTTGACGATACTGCAACATCTAATACGACAATCAATACTGCCGACATTCCTAATTTCATATCTCCAAGCACAAATAAAACATTTATATTGAGAGACAGTATCGATTTTAGACCAATCAAAACAGCAAACACTTCATTGAATCCTGCTGATCTTGCAACATATCAAGTTCCAACTGGTGGTCTACATATACCAAAACCAACTTCAGATTTTGACGCAGATTTAATTTATTACAAAGGTAGAATTTCAAAAGTCTTCATTAACAGTCGTGGTGCTTTTGGTGTTAACGATGGCGTACCATCCGCAACATCTGCACAAAAATCTTTGACACCACCTAAATTGCCTGATACTCTAGAGTTAGCAGAGATTACAGTTCCTCCATATCCTTCACAACCACAAGATGTGAGAATTAAACTCTTGAGAAACAAGAGATATACAATGAAGGACATTGGACAGTTGAATGATCGTGTTGACAAGTTAGAATACTTTACTGCATTAAACTTCTTAGAGAAACAAGCAACAGAAAAAACTGAATTAGATGCTGATGGTATTGATAGATTTAAAAATGGTATTCTTGTTGATCCGTTCACTGGTTTTGCAGTTTCAAATGTATTAAGTCCTGATTGGGCGGCCGCCATCAATAAACCAGAACGTTATTTGACTTGCTTGCAAGAAAATACTAACGTTATTGGTATGCAATACAGCACAACAGTATCAACTGCTACATTGAATACTGGTAGCAAAATTATGCTACCATACACATCAGAAGCAGTTGCGGGGTTAACACAACCTTATGCATCAAAACAATTGCTTCTTGCCGGTGAATTGAACTTTATTTGGACGGGTGATATGGAAGTCACACCTTTTGGTGATAACTTCGTAGAAACATCTTCTGATGCAACAAAAAATATTGTATATGATGATACCGGTGACGCAGACAATTGGAGAGCATTAACAAACGCATGGAATACTGAAGTTGCGCCACTAAGAGAGCATTGGCTTGGCAATACACAACAAACAAATCAAGTTGCTGGTTCACAACAATCAACAATGGATGGAAACTTTCTTGTCACTACTGCCGCTTTTCAAACAACGCAATCAGTATTTAATCAACTTGCCGGCGGTTCATTATCAACAACACCAAAACAAAGCGTAACTGGCGATAGAGTTGTTGACGTTAAAGTTGCATTGTACATGCGTTCAAGAGACTTTATCATTAATGCAACTGGTATGAAAGATCAGGCTAGAGTTTATGCATTTTTTGATGGTGTTGATGTTACTGCTAATTGTAAACAAATTAAGTTAACTGGCACAAAAACACTTGCACAGATTAATAATACAAACTTCAGCAATGCTGGTATTATAAGTGGTGCAGGAACAGATTATACTGTAGTAGCAGATGGTGCTTCATCACAAGCATTTCGTATTTTGAATAACGAGATTTACTTGTTGTTCAGAGTTCCTGCAAATAGTTTTAATGTTGGCCAACGTGAATTCTTGATTACTGATAGTCCAACAAATTCTGAAGGTACAACATTAACATCAGCAAGAAAATCAATTTTTTCTTCTGGTGTATCTCAAGTTAAGAGTCAGATTGCAATTAACTCACGCCCGTTCAATGTGTCATTCAATGATACAAACAACATTCAAGTCGTTGGTAGAAAAGTAGTTTCATCAACTAGAACAGAAATTTCTAGACAATTTGTGCCACCTCCACCACCTCCAAGAAACTGGGATCCAGTATCACAAAGTTTCTACGTAGACTCGGAGACATACCCACAGGGGTTTTATGTTGCGTCAATTGATTTATATTTCAGAACAAAATCTACGAATAACAATAGAAATGTACGTGTAGAAATACGTGAGATGATTAATGGATATCCAGGACCACAAGTAATTGGTACTGGTGATCATGCACTTGTGAATAACGCAAATATCAATGTGAGTGAAACTGCAAGTTTAGCAACAACATTCACATTTAGAAATCCAATCTATTTGTCTCCAGGAAACGAATACGCATTTACAATCAAGCCAGAGAATAACGATCCAGATTTTGCAATTTGGGTGGCAGAACTTGGTGCGATTGACGTTACAAATCCAGAAACAAATACTCGAATTGAATCTGCATATAACACAGGTGTATTGTTCACATCTTCAAATGATAAAACATGGACTGCTAGACAAAATCTTGATGTTAAATTCACAATGAAGATTTGTAACTTCGGTACAACTTCTAAAGTTGCATACCTCACAAATCTTGGAACAACAACAGCAATTCCATACGATGCATTACATCCATTTATTGGAGACCAAGTATTGCCGGGAACAAATATTCTTTATGAAATTGTAACTGCCGATGCTTCATACAATCTTGATGCAACATATCGTGAAATTAAAAACTTTGAGAGACTTATTCTTCCATCAAGAAAACAAATTTCTACGACAGCAAACGAAACGATTCAAAATATTAAATCGCTTGCTTTAAGAGCAACGTTGAGTACAACGAATGAATATATTACGCCATACATTGATAACGAAAACATCGGTTTCAATCTGACACGTAATATTATCAATAACAATCTAAGCACAGCAATTACTGGTACTGTCACATATTCTTCAAGCAATAACATTGTTGTTGGTTCTGGAACAGATTTTTCTAATACAGTTTTTGCTGGTGAGTATGCGTACTTTGGTGATGAGTATCGTAGAATTCAATCAGTTACAAATAATGTATACATGACTGTATCTACGAATTTTACTACAACAAATGCGGCAAGTCAAACTATGACGATTCGCAATGAAGAGAATCCTTCTGGACCATATGCATCTGATTCTAGATATATAACTAGAGTTGTTACATTGAACGATGGATTTGAAGCGGCAGACTTAAGTGTTTATCTGAGAGTAAATCGTCCACCAGGAACAGGCATTCAAGTTTATTGCAAACTATTAAATGAAAACGATGCAGATAGTTTTGATAACAAGTTCTATACTCTAATGAGTTTAGATGGCACAGAGACTTTCACGTTAAATGCTGATGAGTTTAAAGAAGAACGTTATATTGTTCCTTCTCTAGCAAAAACCGGTGGTTCTGAAAAGTTAAGTGGTACAATTGCAGTTTATAGTGCAAACACACAAGTCAATGGTACTTCTACTAAGTTCTTAGAACAATTGAAGATTGGTGACACAATTGCAGTTGGTACAGCAAGAACAGAACGTGTGATTGCAACTATTGCAAACAATACGAATATGACTGTTGAGAGTGCGTTTGGTGGTACGTCAACTGGACAAGACTTCTACAAAGTGCTAAATAATCAAGTTGCATATACGACACCTGATGGCAGAACATTTAATGGATTTAAATACTTTGCAGTAAAAGTAGTGTTTACGTCAAGCAGTCCGAATCAAGCACCTAAAGTTAAAGATTTGAGAGCAATAGCATTAGCATGATCACACCTAACAAATTGAAAATTATCGATCCCGTTCGTGGGTTTACCGAACGTGAAGCAGGTTCTAAAGCAATTCTAAATACGGATGTAGATTCTCTTTTGAAGTATAAAATCCAAAAGAGACAATTTTCTGATATAAATAGAAGTAAACAAGAATTGAGTTCAGTTAAAATTGAAATCGATCAAATCAAATCTGATTTGGGTGAAATAAAGCAATTGCTGTTACAAATCACTAAAAAGTAAGAGAGAAACATGACAATATTACAAGTACAATTAGCAAACACGTTTAACGAGTTTAGATCAACGTTCAATGATGCGGCAAACGCAATCAATTACTTTGACACTACGTTATTAACTGGTACAATTACCGCAAATACTAGCGCAACTATTTCGGGAACTACAGATTCTAGTTCTACGACTACAGGTTCTTTGAAAACCGCTGGTGGTTTGGGTGTCGTTAAAAGCGTTTACATTGGGCAAAGTGCAGATATTGCCGCAAACGTTAATATTCAAGGCACTACGCAATCAACGTCTGCAACAACAGGTTCTTTAAAGACTGCTGGTGGTGCAGGTATTGCTAAAAACTTATATGTTGGTGGCGTACTTGATGTACTTGATGTTACGCAATCGACAAGTCCTACTACTGGTTCATTGATGACTGATGGTGGTGCTGGTATTGCTAAGAATTTGTATGTCGGTGGTGACATGCAAGTTACGGGTAACGTGACAATTCTTGGTACTAACACTTCTATCAGTACGACACACATTAACGTTGAAGATAACATGTTGCAAATTGCTAACAACAATACTGCAAATACACTTGATCTTGGTTTTTTTGGACAGTATAGTGATGGGGCTGCCAATTTACACTCAGGTTTCTTCAGAGATGCTTCTGATGGCTTTTGGAAACTGTTTAAGGGATATAACGTTGAACCCTCAACAACAATTAATTTGACTGCTAACGGATATCTATACGCAAACTTAGCAGTTGATACAATTTCTGCACAGACTGCATTGGTACTAGGTACTACAACGTATACAACTCAGACAATTGCAACTCCAGGAAAAGCGATTGCAATGGCAATTGTCTTTGGCGGATAAAATTTTTTTATAAATAGTTAAAAATACTTAGAGGAACATCAAAATGGCAGATTTAAACATAGTAAACGTATCGACAATTAACGGACGCACAGCGGCCGCTAACTTGACAAGCACAAGTACAGTAAGTGTCGTAACAAATACATACGGTAACAGCAAAACATTTAAAATTAACACTATTTTGCTTGCAAACAAAGGCGCAAATACTGTTTCATCAAATGTTAGTTTCGTAAGATACGCAAGTTCTAACACATCATATCCAGTTGTGTTCAATCTTGACGTACCACCAAAAGCATCAATTGATGTGTTGAGCAAATCATTCTATCTTCAAGAAGGTGATGTTGTTACAGCAAATACATCATCTGGTTCTGACGTAGTAATTATAGTAAGTTATGAGGAGATGGCATAATGGCACAAGGCGGAATTCCTACAACAAAAGAACGAAGCGGCATTTGGAATTTAAAAAATATTCGAAATGCACAAAACAACGCTGAATACGGACAGTCAAACCTATACGACATTGAGTTACTACTAATCGGTGGTGGCGGTGCTGGTGGCGGTTGGACTACGGGCGGTGGCGGTGGAGCGGGTGCAGTTGTTTACGCAAACGGACTTTCTGTTAGAAGCGGTTGTGCATACCCAATCACAATTGGTTCGGGTGGGGCGCCCACCCATCAAAATGACACAATCAATTCTGGCGGTGCAAACTCAACGTTCACGTACACTGGCGGTGCGCTTTATCCAGGAAGTAACGTAGTCATCACAGCACTCGGTGGTGGCGGTGGTGGTAACGGACCAGGACTTCCTGGCTCTTATTACGGACCAATAGGTGGTGGTAGCGGCGGCGGTGGGGGGGGATATAAAACTGGAATGACTTCACCTGCATTTGGCTCCGGAAGTAATCCATACGGATGTCCAGACATAGGTGATGGTAGAGCGCACTGGCCATCAAATTTTGGATTTTTACCTGGAATTCAAGGATTTGGTAATGATGGGGGTAATAACACCACTCAAAGTGGTGGCAATGGTGGTGGAGGTGGTGCTGGAACCCGAGGAAGTGATGCAAGTTGCACAGGCAATGGAAATGGCGGTAGAGGTTTAGTATTCTCGATTTCAGGCTCAACAGTAGGCTATGCAGGCGGTGGTGCTGGTGGAGGATTCAACTCCAGTTCGATTAATCAAGGCGGTACCGGCTTTGACGGTGCTTCTCCTGTATGGGCACAAGGTCCGGTTCCGGGTGGTAATCCTGGTTCTTGTGCGCCATGTGCGCCATGTGCAAATAGAGGTGCTGGCGCATCTGGCGTGAATTCATTCAGCACTTGTCATACTGGCGCAACAGGTGTTGCTATTATTAAATATGCTGGATTTCAAAGAGGATCAGGCGGAAATACATGTGTAACATGTGTTGGCTCAGTAGCAGTAAATACTATTCACACATTTACTGGTTCTGGAACATTTACAGCATAACTTAGGATAAAAGAAATGGCAAATTTTGCAAAATTAGATGAAAACAATGTTGTAATAGATATGCTTGTTGTTCGCAATGAAGATATGTTAGATGCAAATGGCAACGAAGTTGAACAAAAAGGTATTGATCTATTAACAGCATTGACTGGACACTCTCATTGGAAACAATATTCAGTATGGACCGAATATGGTGAACACAAACAAGGGCGTACTCCAATAAGAAAAAATGCGGCTGGAAGAGGAATGACATATGATGCAACAAGAGATGCATTTATTCCTATTAAGCCGCCAGATTGTGTATCTTGGGTTTTCAATGAAGACAAGGGTGCTTGGGAGCCTCCAATACCTCGCCCTCCATTATCACCAGATACAAAAGGTCCTGCAATGTGGGTTGAAGCCTTAGGAAAATGGATTACACATGAAGAGTATTTTGCCAACTGATTGCCCAACAATAATATATTAAATTGAGGATGATAATATGACTAGAAGTGCTGAATATTTAATTGCGAATCAACAAAATATTGATGGCAAAAGTATGAGATACGGTATAGAAACTGCAATTGAAGCATTACGACCTGGCGCAAAATATGTGTTAAGTGGTGGCAAAGAAAAATTCTTAGGTTGGAGATGCCCAAATAATTCTGAGCCTCCAACTTGGGAAGAAGTTTTAGAAGAATTTGAAAGACAAAAATCAATTGCAGATCACTATCAATATGTCTTTGACAGAACTGAAGAATATCCTGACGGATACAAACAACTAGAATTATTATGGGATGCAATTGATCAAGAACTTGATTTGAAAGATTCTGAATGGTATCAACAAATCAAACAAATCAAACAAAAATATCCAAAACCAAGAACCGAAGCACCTGAATAAGTAAGGTTTATATTATGCAAAAAAACTTACAAGCGTATTTGAAAAGAATACCCAAATTTCTATCGGCCGAAGTTTGTGATGAAACGATAAAAGACAATGAAAATTCAAATTGGGAAGAACATCATTGGGCTAGTTATTCTGAAAAAACTGAGAGTGAAAATGCTTTAAGGGGTTATAAAGAATTAGATGTATGTCATGCGAATCCAAAAACATACAACTACATTTTTGAAAGAATTCATAGTGCGATACATTCATACTATACACATCTTGATCTTCCTTGGTGGAAAACGTGGAATGGTTATACACCATTAAGATTTAATAAGTATTCTGAAAACACAATAATGTCAGAACATTGTGATCATATCACTAGTGTATTTGACGGCACTAAAAAAGGCATTCCAACGCTAACAGTTTTGGGTATGCTTAATGATGAGTTTGAAGGTGGTGAACTTGTTCTTTGGCAAGATACAGTTATACCATTTGAAAAAGGTGATCTACTAATTTTCCCATCAGTCTTTTTATATCCACACAGAGTTGAACCCGTAACAAAGGGCGTTCGACATTCTTTTGTTTCTTGGGTTTGGTAACTAGATATATCTCCTTTTATAAATAGAATGAAAAAGGAGATGAAATGGCAAAACCCGCATCAAGAGAAGAATTCAAAGAATACTGTCTCCGTAAATTAGGCAAACCAGTCATTGAGATTAACGTAGATGACACTCAAGTAGAAGATAGAGTTGACGAAGCACTTCTATATTGGCAAGACTATCATTTTGATGGGTCTCAAAAAACTTACATTGCACATCAAGTAACTGAACAAGATGTTACAAACAAATATGTTGATATTCCATCTACAATAAATGGCGTCATCAACATATTCAACATTGGCGACAGTTATTCAACAAACAATCTGTTTAACATGCGATATCAAATTGCATTGAACGATCTGTACGCATTCAATACCACAAACTATGCACCATACTTTATGGCACTTCAGAACGTTGCGCTTGCTGAAGAATTGTTTGTGGGTAGACAATCTCTAAGATATAATCGTCACGGCAATCGTTTATACATCGACATGGCATGGGCAGAAAAAACTACAATTGGTGAATACATTATCATTGAAGCATACGAAGGTGTTGATCCTGATGTGTACACAGACGCATGGGCTGATTGGTGGTTACAAGACTATACAACAGCACTCATTAAAAGACAATGGGGCGATAATCTTAAGAAGTTTGAAGGACTTTCAATGCCAGGAGGCGTAACATTTAACGGGCAAAAGATTTATGATGAAGCGGTTGATGCAATCACTAAACTAGAACAAGAAATGATTTCTTCATTTAGTTTGCCTGTTACAGATATGTTTGGATAATCATGGCTCGAAATAGATTTTTCAATCAGTACACTAGAGTTGCGGGAGAGCAATCTGTACTGGAAGACCTTATTATTGAATCCATAAAGATATATGGTGTTCAGGGATATTATCTTCCTAGAAATTATCCTGGTCTAGATCAACTCTACATGGAAGATGTAAATTCAAAGTTTGAAGATGCACTTGACATAGAGATGTTCATTAAGAGTTATGATGGATTTCAAGGACAACAAGATTTTATGTCAAAGTTTGGTTTACAAATTGACGAATCTATCACATTTGTTGTATCACAAAAACGTTTCACTCAAGCACTCAAACCAAATCTTATAACAGAGTATGGATATTCATACTTAGATGAAACTGGAAGTATATTACTTACCGAAGAAGGTTATGATTACGATTCTATTATAAGACCAAGAGAGGGTGATTTAATTTGGATACCAATGCTTGGTTACATGTATGAAATTAAATTTACAGAAAATATTGAAAACTTCTTCCAGTTAGGTAATCTATACACATACGAAATGCGTTGCGATAGATACGAATATTCTAACGAAGAACTCAATACAGAAATTACTGATATTGATAATATTGAAACTCAATACAGTCTTTCAACAACAAACAATGACAAATTATTGGACGAAAACTCTGAGTTGTTCTTGCTTGAAGATGGAACGTTTATCGTCAACGAAGGCAATGTTGTTCTTGCAGTTGAAGCACAAGCAGACAATGAATTCATCGGACAGAAGATCATTAATGATGATATTCTAGATTTCTCAGAACAAAATCCATTTGCGGATTCAAGGACTTACTAACTATGATGTTCGGTCACGATTTTTATCACGGCACATTAAGACGTTATGTCATAATGTTTGGCAATCTATTTAATGAAATTCAAGTTGAACGATATGACTTGAATGGCAATAAAACACAGACATTGAATGTGCCTATTGAGTATGGTCCAAAGCAAAAGTTTGTTACAAGAATTATTGCAGACCCAACATTGAACCGTGAAATTTCAATCACGGTGCCTAGACTTGGGTTCGATTTTACGTCAATGTCATATGCGCCAAGTAGAAAATTAAATAGCGCACACAAATACACCCTAGGACAAGATACAGGCGGCACAGATTTTAACTTTGCATACACGCCAGTACCATATGACTTTAACTTTTCATTGTATGCATTCGTAAAAAATGCAGAAGATGGCACACATATTATGGAACAAATTGTTCCATTCTTCACACCAGATTGGACTGTAACAATGAAGATGATTCCTGAATTGGGAATCAACATGGATATACCAATTGAGTTAACGAATGTAACTTCAGATGATACTTATGAAGGAGACTTTGATTCACGTAGAGTTATAACTTGGCAACTAGATTTTATTGTTAAAGGCTATCTATTTGGACCAGTTAAGAAATCTAAATATATTGATAGGGCAGATATTACTTCTAAGATTGAAAATCTTGATGTGTCTATACAAACATTCACTGGTGACTATAACTTTGACATTACAAAAACAACAACTGAATCATGAAAACTCCTATTGACACTAAATTGAATGACATTTTTGACATGCAAACTACTGTCATAGAACAAACATTGCCTACTGTAAAAGAAATAACTCCAGTTGCTAAACAAACTGATATGTCATCAGATAGACCTAGTGATGAATCAATTGATGCAGATTACGAATATGCAAGAGAGAATTTAAAATTGTTCATTGAACAAGGCAAAGTTGCTATGGAGAATATCATATATCTTGCAAAAGAGGGTGAATCTCCAAGAGCATATGAAGTTGTTGGACAGTTGATTAAAACACTTTCAGATACAAATAAAGATTTGCTAGACTTAGGTAAAAAAGTTAAAGACTTAAAGAGTAAAAAAGACGATACACAACAACCACAACATGTGACAAACGCATTGTTTGTCGGAAGCACAGCAGAATTGCAAAAATTGATTAGCAGAAGATGAGTTCAAAATCCTACTTAGGAAATTCAAATTTAAAAGCATCAGGTGTTCCTCTCAATTTCACGAAAGATGAAATTGAAGAATATTTGAAATGCGCTGATGATCCGATATACTTCATTGAAAGTTATTGTAAGATTGTCACGCTAGATCACGGGCTTCAGCCATTCAAACTATACGATTGTCAAAAGAACAAAGTAAAAATTATCCATGAGAATCGTAAAGTTATTCTTATGGAAGGGCGTCAGCAAGGTAAAACAACAACATCGGCCGCATATATTCTTTGGTACACATTGTTTCAAGGAAGCAAGACTGTAGCGATTCTAGCAAACAAAGCAACAGCCGCTAGAGAAGTTTTGTATCGTTATCAAATCATGTACGAGAATCTTCCTACATGGCTTCAGCAAGGTGTCACGACATGGAACAAAGGTGACATTGCTTTAGAGAATGGTTCAATCGTATTCACAGCCGCAACAAGTACATCAGGTATTCGTGGTAAGTCAGTTAACTTATTGTACGTTGACGAAGCCGCTATTATACCAAATAATGTAGCAGAACAATTCTTTACTTCAGTTTATCCAACAATTTCTGCTGGCGAAACAACAAAGATTCTACTAAGTTCTACACCACTAGGATATAACCACTTCTGGAAGTTCTGGAATGATGCTGAGAATGATAGAAACGGATTTGTTAATCTGTTTATTCCGTATTGGGAGATTCCTGGTCGTGACGAAGCATGGGCGACTGAACAGCGAAGATTGCTTGGTGAATTAAAGTTCAATCAAGAGGTTTTATGTAACTTCTTGGGGTCTAGTCTCACGCTAATTGCTTCTGACGCTATTGCACAAATGTCGGCAGATGCGCCGATTTACAGCAAAGATGGTTTAGACATTTACGAACGTGCTGATAAGACTCATGCTTACTGTATTGTTGCAGATACCGCTAAAGGCGTTGGTGGCGACTACTCAGCATTTCAGATTATAGACATAACTCAAATGCCCTACAAAATAGTAGGAAAATACAGAAATAATGAAATTAGCCCATTGTTGTATCCGTCTGTTCTTTACAGAATTGGAACAGAATACAATCAAGCATACGTTCTAATTGAAATCAATTCGTCAGAACAAGTTGCAGACATTCTTTATGGAGAATATGAATATGAGAATATCATATCAGTTAATAGAACTCCTCAAGGACAGGTTGTAAATG